CCGTCGCTCCCTGAGGGCCGGTGGGACCAGTTTCACCTTGGGGGCCAGTGGCTCCGGTTGCACCATCTGGGCCAGTTACACCAGTCGCACCTTGAATACCAGGACTTGCTATTACGTCCCAATAAGTTGGGTCAGTCGGCAAATATCCAGGATTTGGTTCACCAATTCTGTAATAAGTACCACCAGCAAATGTTACGACATCACCAGGGTAATAATCGACTCCATTGTCATATTCACCAACAAAATTCCACAGGGCGTCAGCACCAGCAACACCAGTCGCACCGGTAACACCAACAGGGCCGGTTGCGCCGGTAACACCAGTAGCGCCAGTGACGCCAGGGATCCCTTGTGGGCCAGGAACAATAACTTTTACAGTCGCAACTGTTCCGGTCGAGACTTTTACATTAGAAATTGCCTCAGTTACCTTAACGTTAACTTGCGTCGAGGTAACTTTTACAATGTTCCTAGAACTCATAGCGTATAACCCTCGGAGACATAAATAATTCCCTCAAGATAATATTCTGCAATTCCGCCTGGATTTTCAAGTTTTACATCGTAAAAGCATTCATCTGGTAAAAGCGCTGTTTGTAGCTCGCTTAAAAAAAGCTGAATTTTGCCGAGCACGCGATCAATATAAGTAACAGAAAAATCCGCATATTTTGTCGTTCTATCTTTATTCCAGACCTGAGCGTAAACAGTCCAGCCAGTTAAATTTAGGGCAACGCCTTCAGACTCCTCAAATTCAAGCGGCAGTGGATGGTCAGCCCTGCGTTGAATTGAAAAATTGTAGACGCCAGGCTCTACCGCCATTTCGTCAAGGGCAGTTGCGGTCAGTCTATTCGACTGAGGCCAGCCTGTTCAACTGAAATCTTTTGGCCTAGAAAGAGCGGCAAGTGCAAGTCTGTAATAATTGCAGTCGGTTTTTCCCGCCGCTTCAAGCGCTTTTTTAATTTGCTCCCATTTTTTGCGTTCAGCAAAATTCATCAGGAGCGCCCTTGCCCTCGATACGGCTTTTTGCCTTTCCGCCGTGGGCGTGAATGCTGCCCGAAGCCCTGAGAGGTCGTTTTTGGGCGACCCGGTTGATGCTCGATGCGAGCTGTGCCGACTTTGGAACGAACGGCCATTGTTGATAGTTATGCGATTGTCAGAATACCATTAACCCCATCAAAGTCAACAGTAAAAGTTTCACCACCATTCAATGCAATATTTGTTCCATAATCATACCAACCAATCAACAGATCATTTGTGCTTGTTTGATTAAAAACTATAATGTACCTAAATGTAGCAACTGGTCCAGTCGCGGTGAGCGTTAAGTCGTTGATGATCAACCTATATAGCCCGCCAGTTTGAGCAGACGAAGATCGCGTAAGGGTTCGCGCCGATAAATTTGTGTATGAAATTTGAGTAATATCGCTTAATTGTGTATTTGCTGCACTTGGCGCAGTCGCGGAAAGGGCAATTTCAAGTTGATCGCTGCCAAGATCATGCTGCTTTTCTGCAACCGCCTCTGCAAAGCTATCAAATTTGTTAAATGGAACTGGCATTGCCTGAAATAGCGCTGATCCAGTCTATTGTCTCAAGGCAGACTGCTTAAACATTTTGTTTAAATGTGTATAAATTGAAGATTTCGGTAGACGTAATATCCGCAAATGATGTGACAGGAGAAGAGACCCACTTGAAAAATTTAGTTCCATAACCTGCGTATTGTTCATCAGACGCGTATTGACTACCATACGTTGTCAGCGAATCTGCCTGAGAGAGGAAACCTTGTAATCCTGTTCTGGACGGCGCAATTGTAAGCGAGCTTACACTTGCAACCGTTGCAGCAGGCCCAATATACTGACCAATTTCACTACCATTAGTAACACTAAAAGCTTGTGGGCCAGCAATATTATTGAATACTCCTCTATTGAATGACAAAAGCGCAACCTCGTTGGAGGGGTACCCACCATTTGAAAATGTTATTCTTGGTGACGTGGACACAAACGATGTATATTTATTCGATCCGTATCCACCACTTTGACTAAGCTGTTGGCCGGCCAAATAACTTATACCAGAAAAATTACCAAGCTGCGTGATGCGGCCAGAAGAATTTATGGTTACATCAATAATAATATTTAATGCACCAAAATCTCTCGGCCCAGATAAATGTAATTTTTGTCTTACTGTATCAACCGATGCTTCGTTTGTAACGCCACCCATGCGAGGCTGATCCAGATACGAAGGCCAGTTATAGGCAAACTTTGGAATTCCAATAAGACTACTGATCCAGCCAAATTGAGTTGATGCTGGAGAATATTTTGCGTGATCAACTATCTGTCCGTTTTCGCCAATAATCATTATCTCAAATGGAATGCCAGGCGTGGTATGAATAAAAACGGCTACAGCTTGGCGATTATTCAGCATTCTAGTGTACTCTGGTTTCATCCCAGTACTTCCAAGACTTGGATCTGGCGTGGTTGGATATATTCCAATCCCAGATGGAGTTAACGTGTGACCCTGAATTAAAAATGCTACATTGCGCGCGCCCAGCAATGTATAGGGTTGGCTGCCTAAATAACCAAGTTGTTTTATGCTTATGGAGTTGCTGGAATATTCATATTGAATGAGTCCGGCGCCATTACTTGAATCAAATTCACAACATATATATTTCCCAGTACCTGGCTGTGCATAGGCGCATAATTTTCTCAGCTCTGGATAGTATCTTATTTCAAAAAATAATCCCTGAATAGTCTCTGTACCATAAAACGGGAAATATGATGTATAGTATGCACTAAAGTTGAAAAATGTTCGCCATAGACACTCTCCAGTATTAACACTAATGCAAGCAATAGAATGTCTTGTCGCAGTAGTGCTAGAATATAAATCTCCTCCTGCTTCATCCAGTTGCCACGCAACAAATATTTTGTTGTTTTTTTCATCTGCCGTCATCATTATTATATTATTCCCTGGATAGTAGCCCCATCTGTCTGCAAGTTGATTGTATCTTCTTACCCATACAACTTGTCCGGATGGTTTAAATTTTGCTAAACAAAATGTACTTATTATGCCACCTGGCATCAGTGGGTCATTGATTTGCTCGTCCCTAAAGTATGCGAGATAAATATATCCATCATCAAATGTATAGCTATTGGAAGAATGTATGCCTGAGTCTTCATTCTGAAGGCGCGCGACCCATGCATCAGCCTGTCCAAGAAAATTCGGATCATAGCTTCCATAATCCGATTCACACAGGGCGTCGTCATCGCAAGTTGCTACGCCTGGCGTGAAAATAGGTGGTTGTATGTCAAATACTCTGCGAAATGTTGCCGTTAGCTTAAGAACACCATATGTATCTTGCTGAACTTCCCATTCGTCACAACGCCACTTAAAAAGCGAGGTTGAATCCGGCGGCTGCCATTCAAATATCTCACCAATATCTGCTCTTGCCTGCAAGAATCCATCTATAATATCAATCTCTTCGGCCTCTCTAATCCAAGTAAGTTCCCATTCTGGTTTTACTGAATTAAGTCCAAAAATACTTGATTTTTCGTATCCGTCTCCAAGAGCAATCTTTTGTGAAGACGACTGAGACTTTTTGCTAGCAGGATAAACAGGATCAAACGCTGGAAAAACTGCCATGACTCACCATCGGCCCAATGGGCATTCGGCATCTCTTAGGCGCACCTTAGCATAAACGAAACATCCACACACGCCGCATTTTTGTAAATGCTTGTGCAATCTTTCGCATTCCCTGCAAATCAGCAGACGTTGCTTGGCTGTTTCACCATCTGCAATTCTATTAAGCATTAAGTGCTAACAGTCTTTGTTTCTCTGCGCCACGAAGGAAGAATCGGAATGCTTGTCGTGATTGCGCCAAGAACGACTAATGCCGTACCATCAATTTTAACTGCAGTTGTATTAATTACAAATGTATTACCAGAAACATTGTCAACAACAATAGCAGACGGTTGAAGTATTGAATTAACCGTTGTGTTAAACGTGCTTTGATTAAAGGAAGCCACTAGATTATCCTCGCAAGAAACATGACTTTAGCCGTAGTTGATGTCAGCAGGGTAATAATTTCCCATTCACTAACACCAGGATTGATTACAAATGTATCTTGAACTGCCATCGAACTGCTTGCATAATGTCCAGCAACAGCAAAATCTGCTGGCAGGGCTGGAAGGTAGTTGCTTACTTCGATATTTGTCGAAAGCGGAATATAGTCAGATGCAAGCCCGGTGTTCACGCTAGCAAGGGCGGATGGAAGCCAGTTCGTACCAGAAAAAGCGCCGCCACCATTGGCATTGAGATACTGCTGTCCACTGGAGGCATTTCCACCAAGAACACCAGTTGAACTGGTAAATACAACCTCTTTAAACGCAGCACTTGTTCCCGAAAAAGTTCCCAAAAACCCTCCGTATTGGGTTCTCTTCAGGGTAATGCCAGACTGAAATCGAATAATTGCATTAGACGAGCCTACGCCACCATTTGATGCGACGGCAGAATGAAAACCATTGAACGCAAATTTTGTCTGATCAAGAAATCCACTTGCTGGCGTATTATAGGTTCCAAATGGAACGATAAAGTTAAAGTTTGACGTACCATTCCTGATGAGGAACCAACTACAATTTGAATTGACTTGACTCGTGTATCTAATCAAAGAGACATCGGTTGTATTTGTAAGTGTAATTAGCTGTAGAGAATATGTTGTAATGTTTACGGATGATTGCCAAAAATGCTGCCCTGCTGTTCCAGTTGGGACATGATTTACGGCATCCCATTGAAGAGCAAAAGAGTGAAATACACCTGTTGTTGTAAACATGAACCAGTAATAAACTGTTCCATATGTTTGCCCGCTTACATTTACAACTTGAACTATCCTGTGCTCAATCCCAGAGTTTGAGAAACTATCAAACCAGTCCGTCATTAGACCTGCATCAATAAATGCAGATCGAAAAATTGTTGCCAGTTGAGTAGCCGTCCAGGCGCTAGGAGAGGCGCTAGCTACATAGGTCTGCTTAGTGACGGGCATGATCAGGAAATGTCCTCATAGTTGATTGTAATATCAATACTAGAAGCGGCGGACGCTTTTGCGTAAATTGCATCTCCCTCTTCTAGGTAAATATATTCATTTTTATCAATTATCACTAAAAATGTTCCGGGAGAAATGGAAACGTTTTTTATAATATAAGAATGTGTTGCTGATCTAAAAAATGTAACCTCAAGCGACGCGGAAACGGCTGATACGCTGGTGGCTCGTAATGTATTAACCTTAAGGACTTTACTGCTTGCTGCTGAATTTGCAAGCGCAGAGGCGAGAGAAGTCGTGCAGCTATATGTAGCTGTTTTTCCAATAATTGTTGTAGGAAGCCTGAGATTTGGTGCTGCCATAATCGCTCAATCGCCCCACCAATCTACCTGGAATTCCCTATCCCATCCATATACCTGCAAAGGCATACTTGAAAAATAGTCCGATGCTACTGCCTGAACAAAATCTATTTGATTGCCTGTAATATTATATGCAGCTGTTGCTGCTGACATAATATACAATCTTGAAAAACCTACAGAACTTGCTGCAATGGAATAAGCACCGGTAGATGCCCCAATAAATCTGCCAAATGTAAAATTAGCTGGATTGCCAATAATAGAAAAGTTGCCGCTCTGAAACTGAAAATTAACTGTATTTTCAAATTCAATAACTCTTCTAAAAGTTGCGTTAACTTCTGACGCGAATGCGTCGAACATGCTTTTCGACCAAGTATCGCACCTGTATCTATTTGTTGGGTAACCTGGCGGAGTCCAAAGAAATATTTGATTTGTTTTTGCACATTCCTCTAGAAATGCATCAATTATATTTGCGTCTTCATCATAAAGAATCCATTTGACATCCCATTCTGGTGTTGTTTGATTTAATCCAGTTGTTTCAACTTGTTCGTAGCCCCAACCTGGAGCTTGCATTCGATTTTGCTTTGGCCGAATCCTTTTTTTAATTGGATATACGGGGTCGTATGCCGGAAATTCAAGGTCGGCCATGCACTGCTATCCCTCAACCTTCATAGCGAATATTAATTGTGCCAGCGTCGAAGGTATCCGTTCCATTCACAGTGGTAATGCGAATACGATCAAATGCACCAGGAAGAAGAATATCGCCACCAGACATTGAAGCCTGAGCCGAATCACTGTTGCCAGTTGCACTTGACATCACCCATTGATTGCCGGTGACCTGCGAAATGGTCGCAGAACCTGAAGTAACAGTTGTCGCTGTGCGCGAAGCCGTAACAATCAATCCGGTGGTTGAGTTTGCCGTAGAAGCAGTTGAAGTAAATGCCCCGGAGAAATAGCCAGTAGAAACAAATCCGCTTGATGTCCCAAGTTGAATTTGCAAATTTGATGTTCCGCTTGTGCTAACACCAACAAAAAGAACTGTGATCTTTACAGCCCAAGTCGGAATACCAGTGAAATCAACGTATGTTCCCGATGTTGGCGTAACCGCTGTGCCGGCGACGTAGCGAACACGGCCTGCCCATGTTTGAACACCAGCGCCATCCGTCTCCAGAACCAGCCCAGAAGACCCTGCAGTGGCCGGAGCCGTCACCAATCCAAGATTGGCCGTAGCAAGTGTGCCGACTGTTATCCAGCCCGTATTCGCGGCATTACGGAGCTTCAGGAGGCCGGTGGCGGTGTCGGCCCAGGGCTGATAGGCGTAGGTGGTTGCCGGAGCTGTCGAGCCGCTGTTGAGAGTCGCAATTGCGGCAAGTACATTGTTCAGGTCGGCACGAACAGTCGCTCCAGTGGCGTTGTCAATGATGTAATCGTGCTGAGCCATAGCTTTAGCGCCTTCTGCCGTATCCTACAGCCATATAAGTAAACAGGCGACTGACTGGATTACCAGCAGAATCAAAGAACGAAACCTGAAAGCCAGTTGAATTAAGAGAGGCGATTGTGTAATAGTCTCCAGCGGCCATTTGAAGTGATGTAATGGAAACAGTTGGCGTTTGATAGAAGGCATTGCCAAATGTTACTTGATATGCACTTGTGCCGCTCGTAATCGCCGAAATTGATCGCTCCGTGCGCTGCCTAAGTTTTATCTTAGCGCCAAGTTCCTTGACAACAAGGTTTTGGTTTGCCTGAAAACTTGTAATCGTTGATTTGAATTGAAATCCTCTGCCTGTAACTAAATTATTTGTGCAAGGTCGCCATTCATCCCAGTCCGTAAATCCATAATCAAAATCAGTCCAGGCATCAATAGGCCCAGGAAAGGAATCGAGCGATACAACGGTTGGATCGTCATCAGTTGTGCGAACATAAACACTTGCATTTGCATCTGTGACATCAATTGAATCAAAATCACCCCACGTATCTATTTCTACGATATTATCATCAAAATAAGTTGCAACATTGTATGGCTCAACTTGCAATCTTCGCACGACGACTGCATCGTAGACTCCACCCATGTCATATATCGAAGAGAGAATATATTCACCGTATTCACTAACACCTCCTTCTAAATCAATTGACGAAATACCATCGAAATCACTATCTGGCGCAAAGTCGTCAAATTTATGTCCAACTGCTAGTACGAGTCCGTCTTTGATTGCGTCATAGTAAATTTCTTTGCCATTGCCGATAAAACCAGTGTTATCGGCTTCTATGCTTGTCACAAGAAGCAGTGGATTCGGCTCTGGTGCCCTTATTGATGCCTGTCCAGGCTGAAGAGATCTTACATTTTGGCTTGTGCTAAATTTTACAAGATATGTGCCCTCAAGCAGTGGGACAAGCGTGGAGTTCTGCGCACCGGAAACTGGCTCAACAATTTGAGTGCTGTAATCCCAGGATGCGCCTGTAGTAGTAGCTTGGTGATAAATAAGTGTTTTGCCGCCAATATTTACATATGCATTTCCTGAGTCATTCCAGGCTACAAGAGCAACAAATTCGTCAACTGCAGTGATTGTCACACCAGTCGGATCCGGTGGAATGTTTTCCTGCGGTGCAACAATTTGCTTTATTCTTGACGCATTTGACCTTTCTCCCAGTCCATTAATAGCAATTACTTCTATTTCATACGTTCCTGCTTTTGCGTTTGGAATTTCAAACGATGGCGAAAACGTGGAAAACTCTTGCCAGTTGTAGCTCATTAGCCTACCAGCCTATAACGAACTTGATACTGGACGGCATTGGCGTCTGTTTCCCAGCTAATCAATAGCTTATTCGACAGGCTGCCATCCGACGTTGTTGTTGCCACGTTAGTAAGCAGATTCTTGGGATCACCAGGAAGAGAAACATCAAGCGGCAAAAGGACTTTTCTTTCAAGTGATGCGCCTCGCTCTATGTAGTCATACTTGCTTTCGTTGTATGAAATTGCTGTAATAGTATATTCAGTCTGATCGCTTTCTTCAACGGAAAGCACTCTCCATAAGGATGCCGGCATATCAATATTGCTGTAAATAAATGTTCCGCCAATTATGGGAGTTGAATCAAATCCACCAGAAATATTTATGCGTGACCCAGACACAGAAGAAACATCTTTCAGTTCTGCTGTTCCGTCAATCATGGAAACATAGATTTGCGGTGTTCCGCTGACCGGCATATCAGTCGAATCTCCGGAATCAATTGTGATATAATTCGTTCCAGCGGCTTTAATTCTTCCACCTCTTCTTGTGCCGGCTCTAAGCGGATCCGAAACAGAAATTACAGTTCCAGGGCGAACTTCAATCGCCATGTCAATACTTGTTTTAAATGTCAATACGTCAGTTTCATTTTGCTCGCTGTAAAGAAGCCATTCGCCAACACGATGAGCCTGTGAACGACTCGTGCAGGCAAACGCCTCGATTTCAGTAGTAAGAACTCCGTAGCGACTAATTCCAACAGGATCCTCTACTGATTCATAGTTGTATTCCTGATTTTCCATGTCAAAATATTTAACAATGGCTACCGTATGCCTTGATTTAAGGCTGCTTCCGTTGTATTGAAAGCCCTCTTCCGTAACATTTGATTGATTAAAGACAATAGTTGGCGAGGTTGGCCTGTCCTGTGACAGCATCAGTGTTCCGGCGCCCCAGTAAGGCATTGCTCTGAAAACAGAGCAAAGATCATTAATAACTTTGTATGCTTCTTCTTGCGACTGAATTACAACATTGCAAGAGAAGCGTGGCTCCATAATTGCTTGCCCCGAGGAATTGAATAATCCAGTTTCAACAAGCTCATTTGCGTATTTACTTGCTTCGTAAAATGACCATTTATCTAAATCTCTTGGCTTTATATGCTGGCCAAGTCCATATCGACAGTTTGTAAGTAAATCCCAAAGCGTCCATAGCGGATCAGATGTCCAGACGGCAGGGGAAAAAGTTCCGTCCCAAATTCCACTGTAAATTAATCTGCCATTTGTTTGATCAACTGTTGCATTGGTTGGTATTTTTACTTTAATGCCCCTAACGCGATATGATCTGGTTGGAATTGAAGAGAAGTTTTTTGAATCAATTTGAATTGCAATAAGCGCAGAGTTAGGATACCTTAGCTTTGCGTCTATTATTTCCGTATAGCTGGCCCAGCTGAATTGGCTTACTACCTGTGGGTTGTCGGCAAAGTTTTTTGTTTCACGATAAACCCTAATTGCGACTGGAAATGCGCCATTTATGGGTATGACATGTGATTTCTCAAACGGGTCTCCAGTTCTACCCTTAACCGAACTGCTTACTACTTCCTGAAATGCGCCGCCATTGTAAGAAAATGCAATTTGATATTCAACTGTTAGGCCAGTAATATCGCCATCATTCTGTATCTTTTGCAATGCTTCCCAACGAAGCGTGATGCGAACTCGATCTACCTCTGAATTTGTAATTGTGCGAGTAATGGGACTTCCTTTTTTTACAATAACATTAACAGATGTCTCTGATTCAGCCGCCTCAAATCCAGGAACATATGTTTGGTCTTGCGTGCCAAACCTTACGGCGAAATCGCTGGGTTTTACATTTTTGAAATTATAGTCCGTATCGGCAACATTTGCAATATTTGCATTTTTCTGTAATACTGGAGTTTTTTCAAAATAAATATCTTTCAACATCGCGGTACTGTATTCAGTCGATCCTTTTTCATATGCAATAGCGGAAGGAAATCCTTCTATTTCTCCTTCACCAATTAGATCAATAATTCTTGCGTATGCGCGAGAATTGAGATTATCATCTGCAACATCCGGTGAACTACTTCCGCCGCTACCTTTTCCTCCGCCGGCACCAATAATTTTACCAGCTCCAAGCCCAGCATTATGAACGCAAATATTATTTGCAATAAATGTATGATGTCCATCGACAGTTAAATTGTAAACAGTACAGTTTTCAGGCTTTTCTTTTCCAGTGATTGGCCGAAGATGACCGTTTACGTCAATCAAGCAATCATCTGAACTTAGCGATCCAATTGCGACAAATGCGTTGAACTGATTTAAAACCCAATGGTTGGGGGTAGCGACAAGATCATTGTCGCCCCAAATTAAATAACGAAAAACTAATTGATCTTCGTGGACATGAACTTTTAGAACAGTCGCTTCATGCAGCATTCCATGCTGATCAAAGCTGATGACTTTATCGCCAGCAGTAATTTGATCTATTCGTTTTTGGCCGCCAGGAATTGATACAAGCGTTTCACCCGAAAAACACCCAGCCCCAGCAATAAATTTTGTCATGATCAAATTCTCTCCGTGCTAATGCCAGCGCTAATCACAAGGCTTCCGGTAAAAATTTCTCCATAAATAATTGGCACTGGCAATCCAGATCTAGTCGTATTCTGTATTCCAGAAAAATTATACGACTCGCGCGGATCCTTCTCTCTATCTCCGATCTTTGGCGTAGGTGCAAGCAACTGGGCAATGCCACCAAGCACCAAACTTGCGCCAACACTAAAAACAATTGGCGCAATAGCAATTCCAAGAAGCGCGGCTGGACCTATCAAGAAAGAAGCGGCGATAAGGGCTGCTCCAGCGATAATCCGTCCAACAGCGCCAGCGCCAACATAAACGGGAATAATTGAAATAGTTTCTTCTCTGCCGGTTGGCAGGGTAATTTCTTCCTCGTCAAGAATATGCCTGCCACTTTTTATTCGATATGCTTGCTCCGATATATGTTCTTTTGCGTTTGGAAAATTAGCAAGAATAAAGCGAACGGCTTCACCTACTGTTTCAACTTCTGCACGAAAAATACGCTGCCCTAGTAGCTTTGCAAGCTCACCGTAGACACGAATCGTCCGCACGCTAGAAAGCCCTCAACCTTTGCCAATCATAATGCCTGATGATTCTTCCCGTACATTTTTGTAGCCATCCGCCATACATATCACAACTGCTAAGCCTTCCACGCACATGATGAAGCAATAATCCTTCGCCAATGTAAACGCCAATATGATTGAGGCCAATCCCATGTATTTGCATTAAAACCAAATCACCTCTTTTTATATCTTCCTCATCAGTAACGCTAAAAAATCCTGTATCTCTCCAGCAGCTTTCAAACATTGGATTTTTCTCGAACTCTTTAATTGTCAAAGGACGCTCCCAGTCCCTCAGTCGTATTCCATGCTCCTGGTACCAGTCTCGAACAAGCGACCAACAATCTGTCACTGCCCATACCCACTGCCTGCCAACGAGTGGAGCCTTGAACCCACATGGCTCAATAGTGCTCCACGTATTTGATTTTGGACTACATATTGTCCAAATTAAATTTGATTTTTCACAAGCCACTCGATCTGCCTCGCTTGCTGCTGCCGACGTAAATGGATGACTATGAAAAACCTCTGTAATTTGACCCATATCCTCGATGCGCACATAATCATCTGGATTCAGCACAAACATCTGCTGCGAATTAGGCGCAAGATTTTTGCAGGGAAAATATCGTTCTCTCCCTTTTACGATTGCCACAAGGCCACAGGCTTCATTCGGGTATTCGGATTCTGCGTGTGCAAGCGCAAGTTCTTTATTTTCTGTATTCATTAGAACCCGTATTGACCGGCGGCAGGGAATGAACCAAATGGTAGCGGCTGATTTACTCCAAATCTAGCCTCACAGCTCGTCAATCTTTTGCCGCAAATATCTTTTGCTTCTGTCTGCACGGGTTGATCGTTTTCATCGAAATACGCTATTCCTGTGTATCCACACTCAACCCCTCTGTATTGCCACTGACAAATATTGCTAATTGTCTGACGCTTTGGAACGCGAACTCCAACCAAATCAAACGCAGCGACAAGCTCAAATTCAACTAAATTTTTGGTCTCAACTGATTTTCGATCTATATAATAAATTTCATCAGGAAGTGACGACTCCGGATCTGCAGTACCAAACGGATTTGTATCGCCCTCAAAATTTACATCATCAAGAAAACGCGCAAGTGTACGAATCCGTCTTACTTGAGCACCCGTAAGATCAGATCCAAATGTGAATTGATTTACTTCAAGCAAGACAGCACTAATTGCGCCATTGATATTTGAAATTCTAATTTTTGGTCGAGGAAGAGTGCCTTGTCCTGTATATTCAAATCCATCTGCTTCAACCGGCCAGGCGTAATAAGTATTGGCAGCCCAAACAACATGTCCGCTTACAGATTTTGCATTTACGCCGGAATGAAATCTATAGATTTCGCAAGCACCGTGTAGTCGAGCAGAAGTTTTAACCTCAAATAATTCAATTATTGATGACGAGCTTAACTTTGCTAGTTCTTGACGTACTGAACTGGTTACCGTCATGATGCCAATTAAATCATTTACAGCATAGGATGCAGCTACTGCAGCAAGCCGCCAGGGCGCTTCTGCTTAAGAATTTCATCTTGAACAGCCGCTGCAATTGCCTTGCCGAGTTTATTGCTATTGGCATCATCGCCCTGAACCTTGCTCCCAGTCGCATCAACATTGACGGTCACGTTGGTCGTGCTATTACCGCCACTCGCTGAAACACCAAGGCGACCATCAGAGCCCCGAGAGAGGGGCATGATGGCCTCTGGCCCGGCCTCGCCCATGACGCCGTTGTTCAGAGCCCCTCCGTCCGCGAACTTGAAGAGGGTGGGCGAATCAACGATGCCACCCATGGCGAAAGGCTTGATGCCATTGGCGAACATGCCACCATCGGCAAACGCTGCCATTCCGTTGTTGAAATAGGCACCATTTGCAGCAGGTTTAACGACAGGCGCGCTACCGGGAACTTTTAACCCAAACCAGCCAAACATTTGCTCAAAAATAAGCATTTGCAACATATTGCTTATCATTTGCGAAGCCATGTCGGCAAAGCTATTTGCGATGTTCTGGAAGAATCCAGCAAGTATTTCCTGGGCGGAAGCAGTGCCAGCAGCTATCTCCTTAAAGGCGTTACCAAAAGCATCACCAATAGATTGGGCTGCAGTAACTGCAACGGTATCCCAAGTAGCAAGATCTTTTAAAGCATCTTTAGCAGCGCCATAGGCTTTTGCTATTTTTTCGCCTGGAATTGGCGTATCGGATTGGGCGATGGTCGTTCTCGCCTCTTGGTATTTTGGATCAAGAAGTTTTGCCCTTTCCCTCAGTTTTATGAGTTCATTTTCTAATACTTGATTTCCAAGTATTTTTGCATTTATTATATCTATTTGTATTATAAGATTTTTATACTCTTCGGAATTTTTATCTTTTACTTTTTGCAAGCTATCGCTAAGTATATTGATCTGATCAAGAAGCGCGGGAGTTGTATCTATTATCGCCTCTAGACCTTTAAT